ATGCTCCATGCTGTGTTTGCGCTTCGATAGTAATGTCAGACGGAGTATTACCCTTAACAATAAACTCTGAGCCTGCTGTAAACACCTGTAGTCCACGATCAGGGTTAATGTCGATAATCTCTGTTAGCTGTCTTGAGGATATAGTTGTAAAGATACCCTCGTCATCATCACCTTCTTCTGTGTAGAAATCAAAGAACGAGCCAGACCTAGATGCAAACAAACTTTGTAGTTTAGACTTTGTACCACCTAACCATAACCTTCCTGCATAGAATGCGGCTGTCTTAGGAAATCCTCTAGTCGTAGACCATACGTTTTCTTTTCTAGGGGAGCCTTGCGTAACTAAAGCAAAAGATATTTCGTTAGCAGTACCACCGCTGTCTGAAGTTGCAAAGCCAGAAAACAATTCAAATTCTTTTGTAGACTCACCAGAAATAGTAATAGTGTATGCGGTTGATCCTGTCCTGCTTACAGACACACCTGTATCACCAAAAATAGGCATCTCTTGTAAATTTTTCTCTATGTTAAACGCAGAAGATGATTGTTCATTAGCGTTAGCATCTCCAGCAAAAGTAATGTTTTTACTTAACACGCCTTCGACATCTATCTGAAATCTATCGCCTGTTTCAAAATGACCTAATGTCATCGTTGTTACATAACTTGTAGGCGTAGGACTAGACGCATCATCATAATCGTACTGAGGCACGTTAAGAAAAGGAATGTCGTCAATAGCAAACGTAGTTGTACTTGTGTTTATTATTCTTATAGGATGATGATCCTCATGGAACATTAACATGACGTTTTCTGTTTGGACATCACGCACATTTGCAACTTCAGTAGACTTAAAAGGTAACGGCAAATAAGCTACAGGAACAAAGTTAAATGTTTGGTCTGTTACTCTGTAGATAGACATATTACCAAAGGAAGGTGACGTATCAACGCCTCCAGTAACAACACATAAGTAATGCCTGTTTGTCTCAATGCTAAAGTCGAATGTCTTAACATCAGAAGCATCATCTGTTGCGTATAGAACATTAAACTCACTAAGCTGTATTTTTAAAGTTCCTAAGTCTCCTGTATCACCAGTTCTTACTATTCTATAATATTGACCAACAAAATCAGAATCTAAACGAATGCGAATAGACTGCGCTTCTGCTGTAACAGTTAGAGTCTTTTCGGTAGTCCAAGAAGAACCGTTGCTAGAAACTTGGATTTTAAATTGACCAGAGCCAGTTCCGCTTAGTTTAATGTCTTTTACATCTATGAACCGACCCTTATGAGTTGTTCCGAGAACATTGTATAAAGCTACAACATAATCAGGATTAGCGCCTGTACCTAATACACCAATATTAGTTGTTGTTAGTCCTACGGTTGATCGATCAAAGTCATTAATATTAGCGACAGTACCGCCTTCTGGCATACTTGAAGTAAATGTCGTAAATGCAGAATATATGAGGTTAGGTGTACTAACTGTTTTAGTAAGAGTACCACTGGCAGTAGGATCATTAGTTCCAACCGTCCTTTCTGCGTAGACAGTATATGGAAGACTTGATCCAGTAAAAGAAAGAACCGTAAAAGTAGAAGAATTATTTGTATATGTAGCACCAACAATAGGTAATCCAGTGGTAACATTAAAGGTAAATAATTTCCCTAATCCACTGAAAATAAAAGGAGCTATAATGTTTTCTGCGGTATCTACGTGCTGTGTGCCTGCTCTACGCTTTAACCCTCCCTGTGGGACGATAAGGACGTTTTCAGCAGTTTGCATCCCCTGATAGTATTGATCAAGATCAACGCGGCCTTTAAGTAATGGCGACAACTCTCCGCTTACAAAAGAACTTTGTAGAAACTTCGACTTCGCCATAACTAAAACCTTACATTAATAAACGGACGATCTGTAATAGGGGTTATTGGGTATTGTTGCGAATCAGTAAATCTTGCCATTCGAGAAGCGTTTACATATTGACTAGCATTAGCTTCCATAGAGGTAGCACTGTCCCTGATAGATGGAGCAAAGTCCATCGCAAGTCTGTACTCAATCATCTTACTAAAGTATACAGGCCATGCTGATTCTGGAGCGTTGTAAATGTAATCAGCGTATATAGCGCCAGTTGCATTTGCATATAGCTTATCGCCATAGAGAGCGTAATTAACTTGAGGATTAATCTTGATAAGAAACAAGAGGTCAGCAGGAAGTTGGTAGATAGACTGCCACTCAGTGCCTACTGGAGTTTCTGTTGTTAAATCTAGCTGTGCTTTCTTTTTAGCAAAGCCCCAACGGTATTTAGTTAATTCGTTTTGTACGATGTTGTCATACAGATTGTTAGCAACAGTTTGAGCGCGTGAGTTGCCGACTAAAGTTGTAATAGGCAAATCCCCAATTAAAATTAATGCATTAGATATTAGCTGGATTTTGCTTGCCATAATAAACCTTTATGTAAGAAAGGGGGGACGAACCCCCCAGACGTTTTACTTTGTTACTTACGCTGTTACTGTAGTACCAGCCGCGGCAGTAATGCTTGTAGCCGTTTGGGTCTTAATGTAAGTAATAGTTACTATTGGAGCAGTTGGAGTAGTAGTATCTTTGCAGATGATTAAATCACCAATGTTAAACTCATTGATAGCATCAAGAAAGTAATCTGCGTTATCAACAACTGTTTTAGCATCAGCAGAAGTATACTGCCAAGTGCTTCCACCTGTTCCTGAACCGCCAATGCGGCATAAACCTGATCTTGCAAAAGCCATGATATTTCCCCTTATACGTTATCTTTGTATTCAACTTTAACGACACCGCTTGAGTCACGGACAACAGAGCCAGCTTTCAAACAGCCGTTGCTCAACCATGAAGTACGGTCTGCAATCCAATCAACAGAAGTCTTCATGTCCATGCCAATAGCAAGACCAACAGCGTCACGCGCGAAGAAGAATGAGTCAACAGTGTTACCAGCAACAGTCAAACCACCTTCAGAACGATCATCAAGAACAACAATGTTGAAACCTTGCAAAGTGTTAATGTCACCACTTACAAGAGCCTTAACTGTTTGATAATCAGAAGAAGTAGCTTTCTCATCTTTAAGAAGTCCACCAAGTCCAGCGGCATTGATTGCACCAGTAAGACCTTCGTTTGGTACACCAGCGGCACGTAGGTTTACGTGAGCTTCAGTCAACTTAGCCATAGTTAAAGCCGCAGAACCGTGAGCAACAGTAGAACCACTGCTTGCATTCATTGCGTCAATTACTAGTTGGTCAGAACGACGACCAAGAGCACCAGCGATAGTGCTTGCTAGTTCTTGCTTCTCGTCAAAGTTTACTTCAGTTGCGTCAAAAATATCAGTGTACTCTGGAGCATTCCAGTTTTGCAAAGTAGCAATAGCGAAATCATAAGTTACGTCCATAGGAGTGACTAGATCAGAAGTAGACTTCTGGTTAGCTAGACCTTTACCCATGTTACGGAATTTATAAGTGTCACCAACTACATTGTTACGTACAGTTACGAAAGGCTTGAGAAGCCCTTTTGTTGCATAAGCGTGTTTTACCATGCTATCGAATTCAATCGACGCTACGGCAGATAGATTCTTACTCATAATAGTTTCCTCGAAAAAGAGTAATTAAAAAAGTTTTTCAAGGTTTAAGCTGAGTACCCAGTAAAATTGGTCAGCATTCAACCTAAAATTACTGGGCCTTGGTGAAAAGGGTATCCAGTGTCTTGATTATACACCTTTTACCCTGTATTAATCAATTATTGAGAACCGCCCCACGCTTCCATCATTTTCTGAATCTTGCGCTCATGGTCAATATTGGTACTTCTGAGGAGGTTTCCTTGCTCATCTTTCTTAAACATTTCTGTTTCAATAGATTCCCAAGACAGGCCTTCTGGGTTATGCCCTCCCTCCATTGGGAGTTTAGCAGGAGCAGTTGCTTGCACTAACATCTCTACCAATGCAATGGTATCAGCAGTAGTCACTAGACCTCTGGCTTGCTCGTAAGTCTCTGCATCTAGGTTGTTTTTCATAAACCCTTCAACAGTCTTAATTCTTTCCTGAGCGTTATCGCCTAGCTTAGACAACTCTTCTTCTTGATCTACAGCTTGTGCGGCATAGTCTTGAGCAGACAACAATTCCCATGCTTCTCCAAATGCATCAGCACTCATGTTAGTCTTAGTAGCAAATGCCTCTAACTCTTGATACAAGGCATCGTCACTCTCAATTCCTTCTGGGGGTGTGTAACCATCTTTAGGCGCACCCTTGAATCCTCCAAACTTTTTAGACAGTTCAGCATAACCTTTAGCTTGATCTGCTACAGATTTATACTTTGTGTCTAACCATTCAGGGACTTCTCCAGTTCCTTTAATACCTTCAGTTAAATAATATTCCCCTTCTGCAAGGGTAGGTTCAGAACTATCTAGCAAGGTATCGCTTTGTTCAGCGGCTTGTTCTTCTGACATAATGTAATCCTTAAATTATTTCGGCTTGCTTCATTTGATTGATTAAAAACTTAACTACACCAGCTTCACCGTTATGGTAAGCAGATTCGTAATTAATGTTTTCTGAGCCAAAAGGAGTATCATTATCATAGACAAACCTTCTGGTCAGGTCTGCTAAGATACGCGCTCCATCGTCAGTTGTAAAGACCCTATGATATGCCTTAGCAAGATCAGCCGCATTCTGTCTACGTATTCCTGCTTGTTTTTTAGCAACTTCTGGATCAGCAAGTTGATCAATATTTGACCAACTCATTGAACAGGCATCGGTGGTTGTGATGTCTTCATGCCAGCTTGAGCCGCTTCTGCGCCNGCCTGAATAACCTGTGCTTTCTCAGTAGGTGTTCTTACTAACTCAGCAGGCATTCCTGTCTTAGATGCTACCCATGTGCCAAAGTCTTCCTGCTTAAAGCCAATCTTAGCCTGATCTGGGCCAGCATTCTGTAGGACAAACTGTACAGCTTGTTGGACATTGATAATATCTTCAGCATCCTGCGCTCTAGCTA